CGATACCGCTTCCAGCAGTGATGGTGACCAACTCGCCCTTGCGTAGCCCGCGTGTTACTTCATTCAACAGGCTGTAAGGGTAAGTGACGGACGAGGCAGCATCGTCCACACCAACCGCCTCGCGGTAATCGGTAGCTGCCACGATGCCATCAGGTCGGAAGTCCCGCGCCTGATGTATCGCGTTGATTATTTCGCCGCCCTTGCCTTGCTGCAGACACTCGTTGGCGTCTTTATAAGGCAGGGTCGCTATGCGGGCTTTGCCCACTGGCAGCACGGCTGCGGCAGCCTCTGCTGCTTTCATACCGACCTCATCGCTGTCGAACATAAGCACGACGCTATCGAAGCCGGCGATGTATTCCCAATTATCCTTGATTGCTTTGGCAGCGGATGCAGCACCGTTGGGTAGGCTTACTGTCGCCCACTTGTTGCCCTGCACCTGTGATGCTGTCATGGCGTCGATTTCGCCTTCGCAGATCGTGAGTATCTTGCCCTTGGTCCACAAATGGCTGCCAAACAAAACCATCTTCTTGGCGTCACCCAAGATCGAGAACCGCTTGTCGGCGGTCCTGATCTTCTGGGCGGTCGGGCGCCCGGCCTGGTCACGATAGATTGCGACCTGAACCGGGTTGCCTCGATGGCTTGTAACGCCATAGCCAAACTTGCGTGTGGTTTCTTCGGTCAGTCCTCTTGCTGGTATCGCTTGGAACGTGACCTTGAGTAAATCTTGGCTGACGGCTTTCGGCGCGTCCGCCAGCGGGCCGGCTGCGTCTTGATTGCTTTCGCTACCGGGTTCCGCTGGCGTGTGCGTTTGGCAGCTATAGCAATACGCATGATCTGAATACACTCCGAGGGCATCTTTACTGCCGCAGTCTGGGCAGGCTTCGTGTCGGATGAACGTGCCCTTTTCTCGTTCCATCGTCGTATTGTTCAGCTGCCCTTCCATTACGCCACCATCCGGTATTCGGCGAATGTTTTGCCGTGGCGTGTGACATGCTCAGTCACGATGTCGTAGCCGGCCTTGCGCAATTCACAGATGCGCGCGGCCAGACGGGCGCAGTTGAACCGCGCCAGTGCCGACATGGCAGTGATGCGGTCACCCATCATCAGCGCATCCAAAACCTGGGCGCGCTGGTTTCTCCGATCATTTATCAGCATCGGGTTCTCCTTCATGTTTAGGGGCTAGAAGCCATTCATCGGGTATCCGCCGGTCCGCCCACGGAAAGCCGTGCTTGTCACACCAGGCGCCGTAAGTTGTGCTACTGCCTTTGTAGATTGGCGCCTTGGCGTTCGAGAAAACGAACCGGATATCGAGGTGAGGATGCTGCTGTTTGACCAAGAGCATCTTGTGACGCGCCTGGACATCGAACAGCCCTTTGACCTCGAGGTGGATGTCGTGGATTTGAAAGTCCGGTGTGTACCTGGAAGGACGTGCGGGCCAGGTGTAAGCCAGCGTAGTCTCTTCATAGATGACGGGAAGTTGTGCGGACGCGATCTGATGCGCAATCGCCTCTTCCAGGCCACTCCGGTAACGGCGCTGCACGCCGCTAGAAGTTGTAGCTTGCACCATCGGCATCAGGTGCATTGTCGTTTGATGCGACAAAGCCACCTTCAACGGCACCGAAGTCAGCACCGCCCTGCCGTTCAGCTATCGATATCACCTGGACAGCTGCAAGCTGCAGCGTGACACCCTTGTTGCCTGACTGATTGTAGGCTTGGATGTTGCCGGCGAGACGAGCCTCGCTGCCACCATAGACCGGCGGCATTGAGCCAGGGTCGACGCCCTTGCCAGATGCATCGACGAATCGAGGCATATATTTACTCTTCGTCTTGAAGGTCAATTCGCCTGTTTCTGTGTCGGCCTTGTAGGGCAACGCCACTTTGGCGGCATCGTCGCCGAACGCTTCCTTGGCCACCGCGCGCATTTCATCGAGCAGCGGCTTGGCATCGTCAGGCATCAGTTTGAAGTCGGTCTTGTAGACACCGGCACTGTCAAACGCAGTGTCCGGGCTAGTCAGATACGCATAGGCCAGCGTGGCCTGTGGCGTCATAAAGTTCTTCTTTGGCAGTGAAGCCATAGTCGTTATCTCCTTCTTGATAGGGGGTATGGGGCTGGCCGAACTCAGTCAGCTGCAGCCCCCTGCTGTCGGCTTCGGCCAACAGGTCAATCGGCACGGCGAGGTCTTTCGCGATGTAAAGCTGCGCCATGGCCCATAGGGTTTGGTCATTCATCGGAAACCTCCTTCGCACCAAACAGAAAGCCCCCCGACGCTGCTGCGACGAGGGGTTTCTATAGGCGGACATAAGTCCCGGCGGCTGGTTAGATGAAGCAGAACCAGCTGTTGGCAATTTCCTCGAGGTCGAGGTCACCTTTGTCAGGCAGCTGTGGCAGCCTGATGAAGTCAGGATTGCGCTTCATGATGGGCGAACCATCTTTACGCAGCCTTGGCATACCGTCCTTGGTTAGCGACGGTACATATTCATCGATGCCTTCATTCACCCATTCGGTTTCCTCCAGCACGCGCTGAAGTGGGTCGTAGTGGGTGTACAACTCGATGAAGCTATCGCGCACGATATTGAACAGCTTTGGCATGTCAGCCGGCGTCGTGCCGAAGCTGTCATGTATCATCATCAAGCTGTCGATACCGTAATGCTTGGCATCACTGATCACCATCTGCATATGCGTGGCATCTGCCATATGCGTCAGATTTGCTGAGATGGCGTTGAGGCTGTCGTTGAAATGCACAGGCGCCTCTTCATCACTCTTGCGCCAGACGGTCTTTTCAACGACCTCGCCATTGTCATTCTCTGCCTTCAGCGTCACCTGGACACGCTTGCGGACGCCGTTCGACCACATGTATGGCTTCACGGTAATCGAACGCATGTTCGGGTAGTGCTGATGGAAAGGGAAACCCAGCGGCGACATCATCGCAAAGTGCTTCCCACGCTTCGACCAGGCCGACACGCAGTGCTTGAAGAATGTCATGGCCTCATTGGCAGCACTCAAATGCTCACCGATCTGGTCATAGACAATCACCGCCAGATATTTGGCTGCCGTGATGCCACGCAGGTCGTCGCCGTATGCAAATGGATGCTCGTGCAATCCATTGTCCTCTGGGTCGAGGACGCGCTTGTGCAACTTGTCCATTGTGTCGGCTTTGATCTGGTCGGTGAAGCCATAGACATTGCTATTGTACGCTGCGGTCATCACCTGCCGTTTCACGATCTTCCTGTTGATGCCGTGCTTGAGCCACAGTTTTGCCAGCGCCGGCTTTTCGCACTCGCAAATAGGGCCACCTTCGTCGCACGGACAATCGTCGTCGACTTCCAACACCGCATCAGCCTCGACCACCGCCTTCACTTTGTCGGCGATGAACTGGTAGATGTCCTGGGGCAAATCATCCGGCACCAGGTTAACCATGGCGCCTTCCTTGCTGGCTCTCATGGCTGCAAGCAGGTGCTGATAGCCACTGCAGCTGGCATCAATCGATACCGGCAAGCCAGACCAGTATTTGAGGTTGCCTGTCTCCCAGTAGTGTTGCCAGACATTGCGCAACTCAAAGCAAGCAGCCAGAAACGAGAATGGCTTGTCGGCCTTCGACCAGTAGTCATAGTGATCGAGCCAGTTGTTGGCGATGTCGATCAGCATGTCGAGGTTTGCATCGACCCACGCAATCCGGTCACCCAGCGGCACCTTTGACAGGCGCCGGCCCTGCTCGTCATCAAAGTCAGCACAGCCAGCCAGATGCACATAGAGCCACGCCAGGCCATCGACACCGATGGGCTTACGCATGACAAAGTAGTGCAGCGACTTCATGTGGTCAGCTGACTGGTAGTTGAACACCGGCACGGGATAGAGCCGGCTGCGGAAGTCGAGGTTGTGGGGCAGCCAAAATGGATAGTCACCAATCGCCTCAACCACGTTGGTCAAATACGATGTCGTGACCAGATGTGACCGCACAGCCAGCTTCGACTTCATATGCTCGGCATATTGGATGCGCGCGAAATGGTCGAGTTCTTCACCATTGTCATTGGCCGCAACAAAAGGCAGTTCCTTTTGCGGCGGGAAGCTATCACACGGTTCCAGCTTGTTATCCAAGCACCACTTCACAACCTCCCAGACCGGCAGATTGATTTCCCACGCAACATCCTGCAGATGGTTCACGGCCTCAACCACCGCCGGCATCTCATTATGCTCGAGGGCATAATCGATAGCTGACGCTTGTGGTTTTGCTGCACCACGCACCATTTGCACAGTCCGCGAAAGCAGTGGGTCAGGGTATGGGCTGCCATGCCAGTAACCCCACGGCACGGGCGGCTGACCCAGCGGGCTGAACAGTGGCATCATCCACTTGGCCCTGGCGTTGCCACTTTCGACTTCCGCCACAGCCTCATCCGTCAACACCAGCACAGTCTTTGTGCGCAGCCCATGAGGATTATCCTCAGACCGGCCCCGGCCTTTGGTTATCTGGGTCTGCTCCTGGAACAGGTTGGTGCTTTGCATGACGGCGTTGTGCGCTAGCGTGCCGACAAAGATGCGGACATCTTTATCCATAGGCTTGAATGCCACACCACGGAACTCAGCCTGTTTCTCCAGCCATCGCTTCTGTCGCCACTTGCTGGTGAACTTCTTCTGCGCCTTCTTTGCCAGCGCATCAGCCTTTGCACCCATGTGCTGGGACATTTCATCCCGGAGCATGACTGTGTTGAGCCGGTTGCCGATCTTGTCGAGCCGCTGCGCTGTATCAGACGTGCCGCCGGCGCACTCCCACATTGCGTTGAGAGCCGTAGCAGCGACAGCAGTCGGGTCAAGGCTGGTGATTTCCGCCAGACCTTTGACTGGCGCGCAGCTGCGTCCCGGGTCGTGTTCCTCGATCAATTGCACCAGCTTGGTGACGACAGCGTCGAGGGCGTTGTCGATGATATTGGCTTCCACAGTCAGGCGTTCGACATCCGCCACAGCCACTTCCACCGGTACGGTGACGATGTTGCCATTGGCGTCTTTGGTCTTACGCTTGACGATTTGTGTCCGCGTCTTCCGGTATCTATCGATGCCGGTAGAGATACCCCAGCTTTGAAGGCGAGAGGTAAGGTCGTTAGAGGATGTGTCTTCGTAATCTTTCCGTGTCATTCGTTTCCCTTATTGTTTCGCATAGACGCCTATAGAGGAGTTTCCATAGGCGGACATAAGTGCCGCCCCAGCGCGCTGGGACGGGTATTGTTGTCATCCGGCACCGTCGTCGATTTCATCATCGAACCCGCCATGAATGACCCGTGCGTTGCCAAACTCAAACTGGTCCATGATT